GTATCCTCAGTCCACTCGTCTACTGTATCGCCGTAATCCATTCTTCTACTCCTTTCACTTCGTCTTTATCCTCAGCTTTGAATTTAAACTCAAAGCATTTTAAACTTCTCTTTACAGAACCTACCACACAATTATAGATAAACATATCTTCAGTTGAGACTAAACCCTCTGCCATCTGAGATGCTTCATTTCTACTCATTGTAGGTTTCTCCGGTATTATAATATCACCATCTTTTAACAATCTACGCTTGTATGCACCAATATGTCTACCATTTACCTCAGTCTGAGGGAATACATCTCGGATGATGTGTCCACATACAGTTGGTTTGAAACCGAACTGAAGTAATGTTTTAGCTAACTGATGCCAATACGTGTGCTTTCTTCTTAATATTTTAGTTTTCGTCATTTTATACTCCACTGATTTAACTGCACTGAGAAACCCCAATCACTCCCCCATACTCTGGATGACTTGAATAATACGAACTCTCTCAGTGTCGTCTCCACCTTGAACAGGGTAGAATGGTAAACAGGTATGTTTTAATGCATCGACTAAAGGCATTCCATCTACTACAAACTCAGCGACAGCTAAACACATACGAGTTGAGACAGCTGTAGTTAGTTCGTCACTTTTATATAAGTCACGCACTCTCTTAGCAAAGTCTACAATCTTATCAGCGTTGTATTCATCTAACTGAGGACTTCTAATCATAATCAATTCTTTTTCTTTATGTGCAGGTAGGTATTCTAACTCATATATACCACCTGTGAATCTATCTTTCCATGCTCGGTCTAAATCATGAGATGCACCGAGATACTCTCTACCTATATTAGCAGTAGCAAAAAAGAATGCTTCAGCACTAACATTAACTGAGTCAGCATCCTCACTCTCATCAAGAGCTAAATGCTTTTGTCCATCTAATACCGGCATGAGAATGTTAGCTAAGTCACCTGTTCGGTCACGTGTTACCTCATCTAACATAATAAATGAATTACCTTGAATAGCATTTACAAACCGAGAAGGCTTGAACCATGTGCCATCATCCTTATTATATTTTGTATCACCTAACAGTTTAGCTGAGGGATTCATAGTATCACCAAAGTTAAAACTATAAAAGTCTTTACCGGTGATATCAGCTAATATCTTACCGAGACTACTCTTACCACAACCTGATGGTCCTGTAATGAGAATGTTTTTACCTCGAAAGATATTTCTCAGCATAGTATAGAATGTTAAGTTATCTGCAAACTTAAACTCTTCGGGCACATTGACTGAGCCTTTCAGTTTAGACATTACTGTGTCTTTTTCCACTTCGACGGGTGGTTCCTCTTCAAGCATGGGGCTTTCCTCAGTTCGTTCTGTATCGAACAAACTGTCTAAACCCTCGTGTGTCGGTTTTTCTTCCATTGTATCTCCAGATGTATCATCCTTTATAAGCGTATCGGTGTCATCTCTCAGTTCATGTGTCCACTCTGGGGCTGTCCCACGTGTCCATCTCTTAGTTCCACGTGAATCTCTCTTCACGTGCCATATCATACCATCTCCACCTGCTCTCTCAGTCCACTCATCATACCATGTGGCTGACTGAGACGGGGATGGTCTGTCCTTTGCATATCCTCTACTCATAGTTCACCTGTAATGTAATCATCTACTAAACAGTGTTCGCATGAATATTTATTCACTTCATGTCCACCTGTGTCATATGTTGAATACTGTCCACAGTCTACGCAGTTCATCAGTTCGGTCTCCTTCTTCTTATCAGTTTACGGTCTACACGGCTTCGGTCATATCCATATGTCCTGTCTCCGTGCACACCAAATGTTTCTCCTTTGACTTCGTATTTACGAACTGTGTTTTGTATACGGGCTACGTCATTGGGTTCCATTGTGCTGAGAGCATCTACAAACTTAGCGATGTGTTGTCCAACACTCCACGTGTTATCTTCTACATCAGTGTAGATTGAGCTGAGGAATTCTCTCAGCACTCTGAACCTTTTATCATCAGTGGACCCAACACTCAGTAATGGTAACTTGTCTGTGTGCTGAGTCATATAATTATTAAACTTTACTACTGCATCCATCTTCTCAGTCCTCCCATCCCATAATCTTTGAGATGTTCCACTCTGAGGCGTATGCAGGTAGGTCGAGGTCTTTACCTAAAATCATGGTAACACCTCTCTGAACTGAGTGAATGTATCGAAGTGGTATGGATATAATCCATTGTTCTTTACATTCCTGAAGTATGTCTCAGTTGCACGTATCTTACGTGCTTTGATTTCTGAACCGTCTCGGTTCGGTGTAGCCTGAGACAGCTGTTGTAGCTGTTTGGCTGTCATTTGTTTTAGCATGTTAGCTAAGTCGTCGATTTGAGTCATACCATTACAGAGTAGAAGCGCTATTTAAGCATTTCGGTGGTGCTCGTGCTTGGACTGAGAAATCGGGGTAGCTGAGAGATAGTTTTATATACTGAGGGCTCTCTATATTAACTATATTAAGATATAGCTTTATTATGCTATAGTATTGCTACAAGTAAAGAGATTAGTAGAGCTATGCTAAGTAGCGCTTAATTTCTTTATAGAGCATTCTTAGTAGAGCATTATTAATATAGAGTAAACATATACTTCTACTACAGTTTGAGCACGAACACACTTCGGCTCAACTGAGAGTTTTTTATAAGCTCAACTAAGCAAATCCCAATTACTCACCGAGAGGGTGCGACGTAGAGCTTGTTTTCTCACCCCCGCTGTCCGACCAACTGAGACATTTTCTCACTTAGCGCTACTGTGAGCTGAGAGCTTTCTCACGCTGACTGTGGGCTCGACTGAGATACACCAGCTGAGAGATAAATAGAGCTGAACTGAGAAAAACCTAGGGTGCAAAAAAGTACCTAGGATTTTTTTTAAAAATATGGATGAGCCCCTGACTTATATACTAGCGCTAGTAAGGCATTCCTTCCTCGATGTTTTTGCATTCGTTAACGGAAGTCAAGGGGCGTCAAAATAAGGTGGGTAGGAGGGTTTAATGTATACCTCCAAACGCATTATGCCACTACATAGTAGATGCGTTACCAGTTAAGCATTCCTCCACCAGTCGGTTCTTGGTTTGCTTACCCTGTGCCTTAGCTCGTGGCGAGCTTATTCGGCCATACCCGATAAAGAGGAGCTACCTCTTTAAACATAATATGGCGGGGGAATCGCCCCCGCTACGTGTTTACTTGTTTACCGCTGTGTTCAGCGTTTTATAGAAGTCCAGCTTTTTTCATAGCTGTCTTCAAATCGGCTTCTGATATCTTTCCAGATTGCATACCTGCAACAATAGAATCAACAGATGGTCCTCGATTTTGTTTACGTCCTCCTTGAAGAACGTCTACTTGCGAAGCAACCATAGATGCGAATTCGTCTTGTGCTTTTATGACATCTGCTATAGCTATCATAGCGTCATACTTTACACCGGTTGGGTATCGGTCGGACTTGCCGACTTTTGTAATACCCAAATGGTCAAGAAGACCACTTACAACTTTTTCATCCTTTGGAGCCCAAAGGTAATCCATTTTGGCTTTACTCATACTATACCAATAGAGGGTGTCTATTTAAGATTAACCCCTGCTTACTATTTGTCTGAGTTTTAGATTCTCAAAGACGTCTGGATTAGATAACTGAATCTCAGTTGCCATTTCTAAATGTTTTCCTCTGCGACCAGCGCCGACAGGAATCATTTCTTTATATAAACCATACTTACCGTATGGAGTTGTGCCGACTTCAACGAAGTATTCGACAGTCTCAGCTCGGGCTTGCCAAGGCAAACCACTCTTAATCTCTGTTACCATAATAGTATATAGTCGGAGCTCCTTTTACCATTTGCGGTGGTTCTCATCGTCGTGAAGGGTTTTAGAGTTGGAGGGGGTATTTAAAGCGGTATACAAAAAAATGAAAAAATCCCTAGGGGTTTTTGGGCACGTCACAAATCAAACCGTTTCCAGTCAGGATTTGCGAACGATAACCAACTAACATAATGCTAACACAGTTTTTAGAATTGATTACATGATACAGAACGGAGGGAAGTGTCGTGAGTGAGGTTAGTTTGAGAGAAGGCTTAAAGTTTAATTTAAGCTAGCACCTAAACAAGTGACTAACCGCAGAATGTCAGAGGGACATGTGCGCGTTGTTCAAGGTAATGTTCTAATCCATTGTATTTCGATTGCGTGTGATTATTCCGTGCCCGTCTCTATAGAGAGTTCATGCATAGAACCATAATGAGAGGTCGGGGTTCGGCCCCTGAAACCTCTCTATAATACCAATAGGGTAAGGCTATTTAACCCTTTCCCCGTATGTAACGACATCCTGAGCATATACGTCTCCGTATTCCCAACTGCCGTATGTCATGGGTGATTTAACAGCACAAAACCATCGTGTGTAATTAACATGACCCATTAGAGCTTTCTTAAAATTCTCATCCTCTTTAGCTGGAGTCTGATACTTTTTTAATACTCGCCACTCAAAACCACTGCTTGAGTCTTTCCAAATCTCATATGGGTTATCAACCTTTACAGTTTTACCACATGGATTCTTTCCTTTGCCTTTTGCATAATCTTGTCGGGTTATTCTCCCGCATGTTCCTTTGACCATACATAACAATAGTTACCCTACATATATACTTTGTGGTGGTTTCTCACGACGACGTAACGTATTTTCTATATAGGAGTATATAAAGCGGTATCATCCCGCGTGCAAAAAAAAACCTAGGGAATTTTTGGGCATTTTTAGAAGTGCCCAGCTTCAGAGGTGTTTATGCAAAACGGTTAATAATATCCAGATGCTTCTAAAAACTTCTCTTTATCAAAATGGGTATTGTGCTTTGCGCATTCATTGGCAAAGTCGTTTATCATATCCATCTCGGCGCCGTGCTTGTTTAATAGCTCGGCTATAGCTCTAAAGTGTTTTCTTGTCATTTCTTACATCCTCCGCAAGTCCTAACTTGATGGCCTTTAATTGGTCCATCACTCCAGAATCGATTTGATTCTTTTGTATCGTCCTGCGTGGAGCACGACGAAATCTAAACTCATTTCTAATTTCTTGTATTTGTCTCATAATTATCCAATAGCATACCTCTATTTAATACTTTGCGTGAGGGTCATCTTGTTCGTTTTTCAACACAGCAAGACGAGCCTCAACAAGAACCTCATCATAATAAGCCAAATCATCAGGGTGACCTGAATGATTTTTTTCTAAGAAATATCTTAAAGCCTCAAGGCCCGTTATAACTTCACTTCTCAACATTACCAAGCACCTAACTCCATTATCTTTTCTGCAATTTTTTGCTCATTGATTGGGTTCTCTCCGTTTTTAGTAAAAGCTAATTCCATGCCTATACATAAAAGGAAATCATCCCATACCAGATGATTGTGTTTACTCATCGAACACCTCAAAGGCTTCACAAAAGCTTACAACAAATGTAAATAAAAACATTACAAAAACAAATGTTTCTATTACCATTCTTCATCACCTGTCCAAAAGGTTGCGAACATTTCACTGTCGCAATCCTCACACAATCCGCCAAAAAGCTGGCGTTCTAACCCGCAGTCTTCACAACTGTCTATTCTGTTATCGGTCATTCTTTTACCTCTAATATAGTATAGGTGGGGGTTCTTATACCACTTTCGGTGACCCCTATCGTCGATAACCTAAAAAACCTAAATAGGGGTATATAAGGCAATAAATCCCGCTCGCACTTTTTGAAAAAATTTCCTAGGGAATTTTTTGGATTCCCCTTTATATACCCTATTCTAGGCTTGCTCGTGTATCTGGTCGATGATATCGTGAACAATGTCCAGCATACCGCTTCGAGTAATTACATTACCCTGTCCGTATCTATTTTTACACATTTCGCGCCATTGGTCTCCATCAATACTAATTTTGAATTCCATTTATTCCACCTCCCTTAATTTCTTACCTTCAGCTTTTCCAGCTTCGACATCGTCTAAGATTTCTTGTAATCTTCTGATAACATGAGTTCCCCAATTCCTTTTTTCGTGACCATTAAGCATACTAACATCAGCCAAATAACTTATTTGACCGATTAAGTGGTGAAATGCATTAGACTCATTTCTTAACTGTTCACGGCTCAAAGCGTCGGCTTCGTATGCTCTCTTAACATATGTTTTAACGTTCATTAATCATACCTCTCATAAAAGCAATCGGCACATAGTTCTGTGTCGTAATGTCTTCCCCTGTGTGATGCTACTGCATCTTTACAATCTTGACACATAATTGTGTCTTCTTCAAAACCTTTTTGAATTAAAGATAGTCTGAACGCTTCAGCGGGTGTTTCTGACCAGCTCATGCGTGGAACTCCTGAAAGTGGTTCCAACATAGTTGGGAGTTGAGTAAGAAGTAAGTCACGGTGTGACCTTCTAACTTTTTGTTTTGTGCTTTGCATTCTGCACATTCGAATAATGGCTGTCCATATTTGGACTTCTGACCGGTTGGTATCATTTGTAATTGTTTCATATTTTACCTCTATTATACCTATAGCGAGCAATCATATATAACTATGGGTGAGGGGTATCGTCGAGACAGTAGAAAACCTAAACAGGGGTATATAAGGCGTTAATTTCCGCTCACGTTTTTTGAAAAATTTCCTAGGGGATTTTTTGGTTTTGTTTATAAAGAGGCGTCCAGCTGTCTCTGTGGCGGCTGGACTGGGGTTGCGTCGCTACGTTTAACGCTCGGGCAGACATTAAGCCACCGGCCCTTCGCCTTCACTTGTCAGGCGACCCCTATTGTCCCCCATGCTGGACAGTTTATTAGACTGACTCATACACTAGCCACTTCCAAATGGTGCACCTACTCCTTCGGCCACATCTTACAGTGTTGGGGGACTCATGGAATGTATTGGGTCGGCGCAATACTATTTTGCTATTTTCATTTTCCGACCCTTTACCGTAAATAATTTTACAGTTTTCTTGTTGCGAATGATACGCCTACTAACCATGTTAGTAAACTTGATTGATATTTATTCATTTTTTTTATCACCTCTTTTTCCTCTGTATTACCAATAGGGAATGCCTATTTAAGGATTGCCCTCAATTGTCGGACCATAGTCCAAGTTTTTCCAGTCATCCTTTTTGGGCTTCCGCCGGTTTTCCATTTGCTCATACTATACCATACAGTGTGAACATATATAACTATGGGTGACCTCTATCGTCGATAACCCCAATATCCTATACTGGGGTATATAAAGGGTATAATCCCGCTGCCCATATCTGGGCCTAGGGATAAAATACCTAGGGGGGTATGTGAGAGGGCCACCCCCCTTATATAGGGGTGCCTATTACCTACTTACTAGAGATGCCTTCTACCTCGAACCCATCCCACACATGACCATTACCATCTTTACCCCAAAGATATTTACTACCACCATTGTAGTGGACTAAATGATAAACGTTACCGCGAGCATCTACACCCCTGTGTATTACTGTATATCCCTTAAACTTATGTGCCATTACTTACTCCATGTGCTGTGTCTGGTAGTAGTAGCTATAGTAGATGTTTGTCTCCATATGTGCTGTGCTACTATACGTGCTATGACAGCCTTGTTGTGTGCTATGACTTGCTTTTGTGTTATTGTTTGTGACATTCTTAACCTCTGAATATACAATAGCTATGTTATATATATAGTTATGGGTAAGTGATTAAGCACACATTTGTATTATGTAGAAAGGGGTATATAAAGGATATAATCCTGCTCATTGTTTTGCATGTCTTCACACACCCCCCGTCTAAACGACGAAGGCCCCCACCGACCACACATATAGGCTAGGGGGGTTAACAAATCGAGTGAAATTTTGAAAGTCATTATATAGCTATATATAGATAGAGTAGTAACACTATTAACAACAATATTAAGCTCTATAAAGCACTTCTCAGTTTATGGCACAGAAACCCTTATATACTCCAACAGCGTAAAAATAATTGTATGACAAAAAGTACGCAGAACTCCATTAAATGGACATGTAATGAAATCAGAGATTTGCTATTAGCCAAGAACAAAGCGTATGGTGATAGTGCTATTGAACCTGATAATATTTTTAGTAAGCTCGACAATGCACAGGCTATCTGTGCACGTATCGATGACAAGCTTTCACGTATCAAAAACGTGGGACTTGATGATAAAACAGAGGACACACTTGATGACCTCATTGGATATTTAATCCTACTCAAAATTGCGCGGGAGCATAGCGGCAGCAAGACCACATTATGGACTAGCTGTACTTGTGAACATGGGTGGCATAACTGTGATTGCGATACAGGGTACGTGCCTCCATGGAGCTTAGAGCTAGAGAAGGATGTAGAAGTTAAGGTGTTCGTTTCTGACCCCGGAGACGAAATGGAGCCTATTGCTAAGAATACGGAGTTGTGTGACAATGAGTGAGGAGACATGGAGTGCTAGCCATATGAGGCTTAGTCCCTCTAAAATCAATACCTATAAGAAGTGTCCCCGCGAATTCTATTACAAGTATATAGCTAAGCTTCCTGAGAAAAAGACTATACATTTATTCCGTGGTACGTTAGTACATCAGATATTAGAAGACCTATTTAAGAAACAATACAAGACTCTGTTCCAATGGGAAAAAGGAATTCCTAAATTATGGGTACAAGGTCAGTTTGAAGATGGATGGGAAGCAAAGATAGGTAAACATAAATGGTTGTGGGAAGTACATACTTCAGAGGAGATGGATGCTATGTATAAAGAAACAGAAGCACTGTTACAAAATTTCGTCGACTCCGTCGACAAGAAATTAACTGAGATGGTTGAGTGGAAGATATATAGAAACAAGCAACAAGCATGGAATGCTGTAGCACCCAAGTATGCAGAGAAATGGGTTAAGTCTAAAGAGTATGCTATTGTTGGAGTTATTGATGTAGTATGTAATGATTTTGATGGTGGAACTACTCTTCTTGATTATAAAACATCTAAAAGATATGGACCATACCTACCAGAAGAATACTACCGTCAATTAATTATCTACGCATTTTTATATACCTTAGAGATGGGTGAGATGCCTAACTTTGTAGGTGTTAACTATCTACGCTTTGATGATACATTCTTTGTTAAGATTACACAGTCCGAACTTGATGAAGCTCGAGACTTAATAAAATTTGTACATGATTGTATAAAAGAAAGAGAAGAATATGAAGACCGTTACGAACAAGTACCTCAGAATCTTTGTAAGTGGTGTTCATTTCATAAGAGTAATGGTGGACCATGTGATGCAGAAGTACCTAAATGGGAACCCAAGTATAAGAAACGTAAAAAAGAGAATTACTCAGACATCGATGCTTCATTAAAGAAAGATTTAGATGTCGAGACTCAATCACAGTTTCCTGACTTTGATTAGGAGCAATCTTTAAATACTAGCGTCATGTAAATAAATACATGGCGCGCGATGATTATGGAGCTATCTCTGTAATCTCTGATGAAGAACGTGAAGCATTAGGGATAGGAGGTAGAAGACCAGATGAAGAAGAAGAGGGTCTCTTTGAGACCATTGGTAAAGCTGGAGATAAACTTGGAGAAACTCAATTAGGTAAAAAATTAGGTTCTATATTAACAGTTTTGATTTTAGCAATGTTTGGTAGTGGAACCGTAGACATCGCCGTATTACAAGACATTTTTGGAGGAGAGGAAGAGCCTATTACAATGGGTGGATGTATGGACGTTTCAGCTGTTAATTTTAATCCTAAAGCTACTTTCGATAATGGCAGTTGTATATTCCCTCCTCCTGTTGTGTATGGTTGTACTAATCCTGATGCGGATAATTATAATCCACAAGCTACACATGATAATGGTAGATGTCAGTTCCTTGGTGGACCTATAGACAATGGAACAGGAAACCAGACACAAACTAATGAAACAGTATATGGTTGTATGGATATAGAGGCACAAAACTATAACGACCGAGCTGAGGAAGATGACGGAAGTTGTGAGTATGAAGAATACAATTGTACTTCTAATCAAACTTATTATTATAATGGTTTACAATATGGAAACTATTCTAGAGAAGACAACTCTTTAAATATTACAGTAGATATTGACACCAACTGTGACCAAGATACACTACCTGTGCTGATATGGTATGACGTAGGTCATATAAAGGTAGAAGATAATGAAACAGTATGGAATGGCTATATGTACAATAATTACTTTTTTAATGTTACTGGATGGGAAGGCAACGAACACAAGTTGAGTTCTGGTCCAGAATACTTTACCTCACCTTATACTGGTTGGTATACAATCTATACTAGTCTTTATGCAGATTGGGGAAGAAATGGAACGTATGAATATGTAACCTCTTGGTGGGTTACTGACATAACACTGGAGGAAGAATGAATGATAGAATGGTTATTACTACTAACAGCACTTGCGTCTATAATGGCCGCAATTGGAGTAGTATTCGCCATTGCGATACTAATAAATTTTGCGCGCCAAGCAATAAGAGGAGTATCACGCAAGGTAGGAAATGTAGTGCCAGAAGAAGTAATAAAGGAGAAACCAAAGATGAGTAAAGAGAAAGGCGAAGGAGTCACATTTAATGACATATTTATGTTTATGATTGCTGTACCTTTGGTTTTACTCTGGGTTGGGTTTGCTGGGTTTGTTATACACAGTGGACTTAATGATGCCGCAGTTCTCGAACAAATTGAAGGATATACAACTTTGATTGCTATATTAGGAGGACCTGCTCTTCTTATTATCAAAGATGCTTTAGATGTTTGGAAACAAGAACAAGCTGAGAAAACAGCATTTTATAAAGTGAAAGCACAAGCTGTGATTGATTATAATGACGCTGCTCAGAAACAACACCAGATGATAGAATCAAAAGCTCAAGAACAAGAACATAAAATGGAGATGAAAAAGTGAATGACTTTGAAGTAAGAGACTTGTACGAACAAGTCCAAGAGATGGAAGTGCGTTTGAATGCACTAGAGAAATGCTGTTGTAAAACAGAGGAAGAATAACTATGGTAAAAGACCCACAATTAAAAGGTGAGCATTTTCACGGAAACAACCCCGATATGAAATTGGATTTCGCAAAGCCAGATAAGGCACAGATAGATGAGATGAATTATAAAAAACCTATCACATCTTACAAAGATGTAAAAAAGACCGAGACTGCTGAAGAAAGACCAATTTATATGGATGGAGCTGATGTAATGTCTACACCAAATGCCGACTATGTAGCGGATAATAAGAACTATGCAAAAGGTGCTCGAAGGAACACACTATAGGTGATTAGATGGCTAGTACACCTTACAAGAAAAACAAAAAAGAAAACATAGATAAAACTCTAACCATTAGAAAGAGTGGTAGTGGAGTTAAAGTTTTCAGTCATGCAGGAGGTAAAACTCATGCATTAGAAAAGAAACCTATAGATAAGAAAACTGCTGTTAAGCAAATAAGAGATGTTACTGAAGTAGAACTAAAAGAAAGAAGTAGACATCACAAAAACATAGGTAAAAAGCAACACACTAAAAATAAATACAAATAGGTAATATATGGCTAAAAAAGGATTATATGCAAACATACATGCTAAACGTAAACGCATTAAAAAAGGTTCAGGCGAAAAGATGAAGAAGAAAGGAGCCAAAGGACGCCCAACAGCTAAACAATTCAAAAGAGCAGCCAAGACTGCTAAAAAGAGAACATACAAAAGGAAAAAGAAATAATGGCACCTAAAAAAAAGAAAGATGCTAAATTAACACGAGCAGGAGTCTCAGGTTATAATAAGCCTAAAAGAACCCCTAACCACCCTAAAAAGTCACACGTAGTTGTAGCTAAAGAAGGTGGTAAGACTAAACTCATTAGGTTTGGTCAACAAGGAGTTACGACTGCTGGTAAGAAAACAGACAAGAAATCTAAAGCCCGTAGAAAAAGTTTTAAAGCGCGCCACGCTAAGAATATTAAGAAGGGAAAGATGTCTGCGGCTTACTGGGCTAACAGGGTAAAGTGGTAAGCTTTATATAGGTAGCCATTCTAAATATGTATGGGCTCTCGCAGTAGGGCCATGGCTTCACAGGATACTTTACGCAAGTGCCTTGTGAGAGTCCCCAATATGGAGATATCAACATATGAATGAAACAAGTAATAACACAGCAACCAATGAAACAGCAGACGATGGTAACATCACTGCACTCATTGAGACTGTAGAAGAATCTGGAATGTTAGATGCTTTAATGGATGACCCATTATTAGCAGCTTTAGCTGCACTGGTATTAGGTTTAGGAGCTTATGCTGCTTATACTGTACCGGCAGTGAAAGAGTTAGTTTTTAAATATATTAAAAATAACGAAGCTGAATTGATGGACATGTTAGATAAGAATTTGACAAAAGCACAGATGAAAGCTTTTGATAAGCTAGATGCTACAGCACAAAAGCACGTAAAAGACTCTTTAGTTCGAAATGTATTAGTCACAGCATGGGATGAGAAAGACGACGAACTTGCCGCATTAGTCAAGTCTAAAGTTAAATCAGCCCTTGATGAAGGCAAATCACTTTGAACGTAGAGAAATACGAGCAAAGATTACGTCAGCGAGTCGGAGAAGCAGAATATGAACGTCATAAAGAGCTTGTCCGTCTTCTGGCGCGCAATCTTGCTCTTGAAGATATATTGTGGTCGGAAATTCTTATATGTATTCGGGATGTTAACGCTCGAACAGAGCTCCTGCGCCAACGAAATTCAATCGTTCGTGACATACATACAGAATTCAGAGCACTAAACATAGAAGTACCTACTACTGTCGAAAAAAATACAGAAGCGTTTGGTACATTTTTAGAGGAATTAGCAGATGATGAAAGACCAAAGCCACCTAAAGACGATACTGACCGGTAAAGGTGGATTAGATTCAAGACATTTAGAGAATATATTCAAAAAGTGTAGACAAGATAAGGGAAAGATGAGGAAACTAGTTCAGGCTTTCTGTTCTGCTTATCTTATCGATGGCAAACAACGTCCACTAAGATTAAGACCTTTACAAGAAGACATCATACTAGAATGTTTAATGGAAAGAAACGATGGTAAACAAACTAAACTAGCTATTCTAGCACCACGTGGTAGTGGTAAATCTTTCGCTTTGTCAGTAGCAGTAACTATATATATGTTTTTCAATAGATTTAGAGATTTAGTATTTATACTGGCTCCTACAGAAGACCAAGCAGCTTTAATCTTTAATTATGTATACAGACACTTTGCAGATAACTCATTTCTCAATGGGTTAGTAGCTAATTATAGGTTTCATAATAAGCCCAACATAACACTTAAGGGGGGCACTATTATGAGGAGGGCTCCATTAGCGCCAAGTAACCAAGGACAAGCTATACGAGGTCAACACCCTACATTCTTAGTAGTTGATGAGTCTCCTCTCATCGACGATAAACTATTTATAGACAACGTAGAACCGGCGATAGTTTCAAATAAGGCCCCGTTCATAAATTTAGGTACACCAAAGTCAAAAGACAACCATATGTATAGATATTTGTATGATGATGGGTATGCAGATACCTTTAAAAGACTACATTATACATGGAGAGACGCAGTGAAACAAGGAGAGGCTTATTCATCTCCTTATACTGAAGAAGAAATGTTAGATAAGATGACGGAATGGGGTGAAGATTCTATCTACTGGAGGACAGAATATGAATGTGAGTTTGTAGAGTCGGTAGCGAACGTATTTAATCCAGAAAAAATCAGAGGATGTTATGATAATTACGAACTTAATAGACTGGATGGGGGAAACAAGGGAGGAGCAAATATTAATGTCGGTGTTGACATTGGCAAATCTGTTAACTCTACTGTTATTAGTGCATGGTCCCTTGAAAAGTCTGATGATGAAAATATTGCACGACTTATTTACATTGAAGAAATTAATGCCAGAACTGGTGGACACGATATTCCATACCAACGTCAACGTATTATGGATGTTACCACTCAGCTTGGGGCTACTCGTCTCATTGTTGACTGTACAGGTATTGGTGGTGCGGTTGAGCAAGATTTACGGTTGGCGTGTTTAGATGCTAATGTTCATTTCGTTCCTTTCGTTTTTACCGGCGGTCCTAAAGGCACTAAAACGCAAATGTATCGAGATTTCCAATCGTATATACAACAAGGAAGAGTAAAAGTACCTAATCCAAAACTACTAAAGGGAGATGAAGCTAAGATGATTCATAAATGGACAAAGGAACATATAGACTTAGAATACACTATGGATGTAGCTAATAAGACAGAAAAGATTGCAGCACCTTCTGGAAGACATGACGACTATTGTGATAGTTCTGCTATGGCTATACATGCTACTCTAACCATGTTACCTATGTCTGGTAATTTTGGTCAAAGTATAGTTTCTAGACCAATTAATAAAAGTCATAATAAAGGTATACAAAATCACTCTAGTGGTCCACTTTTTACAACAACACGACGAAAAGTAACCCTAAACAAGCAGCCTCTACGTGGATTGTAACAAAAACTTTATATACTCATTAAGATTAATTATTTAAAGCCATGTCGTTTATAGATAATGTTAGACGCAGGTTTGCATCCGTTGGGAGCAACCCTTCGTACAAAGAAGACGACCCCCGTAGTTACGGTGAGGGTGTTATTCAACGCCTCAAAATCAATAGAGGAACTGGAGGTTTCGGTCAGAATAAAGATTACGAACCTCATATAGGTAAAAATAGAACATATATGAATATATATCTATCTGACCCTATAATCAGAACTTTGATTGATTTACCTTGTTTATACGCTGTTAAAGATAATTTTGATATAGTAACAGATGATGACGAACTCCGTGAAGAACTCGAAGAAATGTTTAGAGATATTAATCTTGAAAACATTCTTTATGGGTGGTTAAGAAATGCAAGAATTTTTGGTAGTGGATATTTAGAGTGGACAGGAGACAACTTAGTCTTACGTTCCAGTCAAAACATGTTTGTTAAAAGGAATGAACATGGTCAAATTATGTACTATTATCAAAAAGTAGGAGATGATGAAGAAAACGTCAGGTTCGAAGAAGATGAGATAATCCAACTCAATAATAATTCTTTCGATGATTTTGCTTATGGTTTATCTGACATACACCCTATAATTTATTTAGTTGATTTAAAAGACTATGCAGAAAGAGATATAGGTGCTGCACTTAATAAATATGCATCAAGTAGGTTTGATGTAAGTGCTGGATTACCTGATATGCCTTATGGTCCTGATAAAATCAATGAGATAGTTGACGCATTTAATTCATTGGCCCCCGGTGAAGATATTATCCATGGTAACGACATACAAATTAAAGAACTACAAGGAACACAAAGAGCATTCGAGTATGGTAAATATACAGATGACATACTTGATAAAATTCATATGGCTTTGAAAGTTCCTAAAACTATGTGGACTGAGCCCGAAAGAGCACGTCCCATATTTGAACCATACGTCAGATATTTACAGACTATGGTAGAAGGAGCACTTAATTCCCAGCTGATGCCACAATTAGAAAGTGGTGAAGCAAAATTTAAGTTTAGGCAAATTAATGTTAATGATGCATTCACTAAAGCTAAGACTGATATGATATATCTGTCTGAAGGTGTATTATCGCCGGGTGAAGTTAGAGAAGAGCGTGGTCTTGACCCTGAAGGAGTTGCAGAACTAGATATGGAAACTTCTGAGGATATTAAGGCATCTCCAATCAAACAAGAACAAAGTGATAAGAATGCAAACATATCTGGTGGGAAGAATCAAGATAAGAAAGAAGAATCTGCCAGAGCACAAAACAGGGGCAACAAGCCCTCCGCAAACGCAACAGGAGATAGAGCATGACATTTGAAAAATGTATGATAAATACAAAAGCAAACCTGAAGAAAAGGGGTTTTGATAACCCTGAAGAAATAGCAGCTGGCATGTGTAGCATGTGGGCTGAAGAAAATGGCGTTGAGCGGGAATTTGCAGAGGGTCGCCATACTGAACCAGTTCAAAGGACATTTGCTTTAGAATTGGGAAGTGGTGACGATATAACATTTTCCAGTGATGAGGGAATCGACTCTGTCTCATTCCCAGTTATCGCTATTACATCCGGACCTCATGAATACGAGGATAACGGAGAACAACATAAAGTTTATATAGAAGGAGGTATGTTAAAAGATAATATAGAATCTTTTAGTGAGCTTCCTATTTATGTAGACCATCAGAGAACAACTGAGGATTTAATCGGCATGGCAACGAGTCCTGAGTTAATCAAGATGGATAATGGAAAGACCGCTGTTAAGATGCTGGCAACAGTATCTAACAAATATGGTCGCGGTCAAGAGGTAATGAATAAAGTCAAGGACGGTGATATGACGCATGTTAGTATTGATTGGTTCTCAAACGATATTGATGTCATGGGCGATACATTCGCTACAAAAATTCGTCCGACAGAGGTAAGTTTCATTGACAATGAAAAGATGGACCCAGTCTGTAAGGAATGTACTATAGAAACGAAATGTGATTCACAAGAACCGGAAGACGACCACGACTGTGGTTGTGGTGGCCAAGAAGGAGATTGTGGATGTAAGTCAGAAAACACAGAGGTAAATATGTCAGAAGAGACAAAAGAAACAACTGTAAAGTCCGACGCAGAAAGCATTGTCGAACGCGAGTTCGCTTCATTACGCACACAACTTGAAGAAATGTCTGCATCTAAAAAAGAAATCGAGTCAGAATTCAAAGCAGCTATGAAAGAATTAGAAACTTTCAAGAAAGCAGAAGAAGACAGATTACTTAAAGAAGCAGAAGCTCGAAAAGTTGAAACAGTAGAAGCAATTATATCCAGAGAGGTTCTCTTCGGTACTATCGAAGAAACTAAAAAGGATGCTCGTGTAGAGGAACTATCTGCATGGGACGAATCCAGATTGACTGGATTTAGCGACGCTTTAGCAGCAATGCCAGAGCCAAGCAACGATGTCGAAAGGTCTTTCGGTAAAGGTAAATCAGCTGATGAAGGTGAAGTACCAGAAACAGAAAGAAAGTTCGGTATGAAAATGGTCGATGGAAAAATAAAATTGAACAAAGACTATTACCTAGAGAATAGAGGTGAATAAATATGGCAACAGAAATTTTAGTAAATGACGGTGGCGCACCAGCAAGGATTCTTCCTTTTACAGCTGGAGCCGACCTATCAGGAGGACATGCTGTAATCATGAGTGGAGACGGTTTCGTAGACCCAGCAACAGCTGCGGCTACTAACGTTATCGGATTCGCTTTTACAGATGCAACTAGTGGAAACAACTGCTCAGTTATTACAGGTAAAGGAGTAGTATTAAATGCTTACGTATCAGGCACAGCCGCAAGCGGTGCTTTGTTACAAGTCGAAGCAGCCGGAGACTTAAAGGCCGGAACCACAGCAGATGCAGGAGTAGCAGTTATGTTAGGCAACGATACAGGAGGAGCAGCAGCCCTACGGCCTGTTCTAACCGGATAAGGTGATTTAAATGGTCGATGCAACACCCGGTATACTAACAAGCCTTAACACTGGTTCATACGCCAACACTGGCGGCTCCGGTGAAAGAGTTCTTATTGACTACAAAGATGCTATTATGGATTACAAGGTCACAGACCTTCCAGTTATGCAATTCTTTGCAGACCCAATGACAACTGATACAGGCGGTAATATTGATATTACTTTCGCAAAACCATCCATGGCGATGGAACAAATAGATGAAGGAAACACTCCTCAATACCAACACACTAAACTACGCTCCGAGAGAGTAGCAGTTAAAGAGTGGGGTCTTGCAGTAGGTGTTACCCGCAGAATGATTGAAGATTCAAGATTCAACGAAGTAGAAATGGCTTTGAATGAAGCTCGCCGAGCCGTAGACAGACATATGACACAACACGTCATTAATGTTATGTTCGGTTTGGGTTCAGCTGATTTCGGAACAGGTGTCAGCAACTCTGATATTGATGCTTCCACAGCAGAATCTGCAATCACAAACTTCACAAACTGTCCAAACGGCGGTTTCTTCGGTACAGGAGCAACTTTCGATGGACGTTTAGACGACTATGCAAACCAAGGTGTAACCATCTTACAAGCAGCAGACGGTTATAATGCTGACACAGTATCAGGCGTAGGAGCTGTATCTTTAACAGATATTTCCTCAGCTATTACTCGTATGTCAAAGCACGGATACAATGCAACACACTTGTTCTTGTCCCCTGCTCATTATGAGAATCTGTTGAAGATGGCTGATTTCACCGCAGTGTTTAGTTCAGCAATGGCAGCTACCCCCGTATCTGGTGGTAATGTTATGCCGACTGACGCAGGAAGCGAAAACCCATTCGGGCGAATGCTTTCTACTGGTGGATTGGTAGGACAACTTTATGGATTGAATGTCGTTGTAAACGCATGGGTTCCTCAAACCAGAATGGGAATATTCGATTTGAGTACTAAACCTATGGCTTATGTCGAGAGACGTCCTCTAACAGTTGAAGAAGCAAATCCCGGATTCGGAATTGTCGGTTCATACATGTCTATGAGATATGGATTAAAAATCGTCAGACCTGAAGCTGGACAAATTATAATTAGCGCAGCTTAGACTGAATAAGTTTTAATTATAAAAAGGTACGGGGAGAACCTTAATCTCCCCAATCATTTTTATTAGGTCGTAAAAGAATGACGAAGTTCGATAAATTATTTAACAGTTTAGCAATGAATGCAAACAACCGCAAAATCGAAACAACAGCGTCAGATAGTCCTAATTATTACGTTACTGGGGCAGCTTTAGATAACGATACTGATATTCTCACATTATCTCGTAATGGAGGACTTGGTTCTGTTCAAGTTGACCTTTCACATTTAGCAGGAGGAGGTACAGGAACTAAATATCCTACTGCACTAGCTTATTCATCAGCTACTAAACTTTTTACTCTTACTCTTGCAGACTCTAGTACTGTAGTTCAATCTGTTCCCAACATGAGGGTATTTGGAGACCAGATTGCATTAAGTGGTACTAATCGAGGAACGATTGACCTTTATGAAAAGAGTGTAAACGGTAATGCATATGTTTCTATACGTGCTCCTGATGATATGGGTACAGACCCTGCTTATGTTTTAGAACTTCCTACAACAGATGGAAATAGTGGACAGTATTTAATAAGCGATGGTGGTGGTGTATTATCATGGGCAACACCTACCGATGCTAATTATTATGTAACAGGAGGTACTTATTCTGCTGGTAGTATTGCTTTTAGTGGTACAACTGGGTTTTCAAATTTTAGTGTAACAGGTCTTCCACAAGGAGATGTTACAGGAGGGGGTGCAGATAACCGCCTCGCACACTGGACATCAGCTTCAAATGTAACAGGCACAACAGGTTTAACTTACGATACATCAACAGACATATTAAAACTTACATCTTCTCAGGCATATGTAAGTACACCATTCCCCAAACTTATTGTAGAAAATACAAACGCTGACCAATACCCACCTACTATAGAATTATATAAAAATTCAGCTAGTGCTGATAATACTGATTTAAATGGTGTATTATATTTTTACGGTAATAACAACAATGCCTCTCCAGAAAAAATAGATTATAGTCGAATTGAAAGTCAGATAGGGAGTATGGCTGATGGTACTGAAAGAGGTATATTAAAATTCTTCAACATGCAAGGTGGTAGTAACTCTAATATTTTTACACTATCTGGTAATAGTACTGCTGGTTTCCTAGGAACTATACTTGCTTCTGGAGGTCTAACTCTGCCTTCTACTTCAGATGATTTCACCATGGGAGGTAACGCAGTTAATGATATTAAAATACATTCAGATTCGGTAAGCACTAGTAATAGTGATTTAGTAACTGCAAAGTATATAGGCACTCACTATGCACCTATATCTACAACAGGAACCATCGGTGGTTCTATATCAGATAACCAAATAGCTATAGGAGCTTCTACAGCTAATTCTATAGAAGGAGCTGATACTTTTAT